GGTTTGGATGTCGGCCTCTTGCAGCTTGCCTGACAAGATCATTCCGCCTTCAGCGATAAATTTCTTATCCGCCTCTGTCAGCAGATCTTGACAAATGCCGCCTTCGCATAATTCATAATATTCTCTTAAAAGCACTTTTTTCATTTTTAAATCCTTTATAAAACTAAAGCGGGCGCCACCCGCATGGGCATGCAGCCCTTTTTGCAATTTCGCACTGGCTGTAAAGCCCACTTCGATGTCCAGAAGTTAGTGTTCATTTTGGCCTCCTTGTGTTTTGTCAACCTTTAGTCCGTCATCACCGACCAACATAGTAAGAAGATACGATGCTCCCGATGCGATGCCACCTAAAATAAATAAATTTGCAAAAGTATACTCAAACGTAAATAGTTCTGTATCGCGGTTAAAGACCCATAAAATTACGCCCACCCAAAAGCCGACACACATTGGACAACGAAAAAATTCGCCCAACTTTCCCTTTGTCGGACGAATCGCGTTAAATATACTGCCATATACAACTATCTGTGTTATTCCATACGCAGCCAATACAAAATATAATAACCCTATAGGTGCATGCACCTTTCACCTCTCAAATTAAGCTCGATATAAATCGTAAAGAGCGTATGGGCCACGAACCCAGCCGGGTCGAATAGAGCCTTTTGTCTCTTCATGTGGGACTTCGCCAAGTTCTGTTGAGTTCTCAGCATCAGGCTCAAGGAGAAAGTCTTCCTCTCTCTTATTCACTGCCTGTTCATAAGCGTAATATGGTTTCTCTTCTTCGACAAACATGCCAATAGAGAAAATAGCCATCTGAACTGAGTCAATACCTTCGTTGTCGGATTCGGCCAATAGACCCTCAAGCGATCCATAAACGTTGCCACCCTTAACGCTGTCAAATGTGACAACACCCTTTTTTGTCAAGAACTTAAACAAGTGATCTTGAGTTTCATAAACTTCATCAGTCATCATGTTCTTTGCAAAGGCAACAATCTTCTTGGTTTCGGGCATAACAATGATATCAATTTCTGGATGGTCAAAAATCATGAAGTTCCCATCAAGACTCTTGCGAGCGTTAAGCTCCATGGTGGCGTGTGGCTTCGGTGGCTTTGCAGCCTCTTTTTCCAAATCGGATGGTGGACGGTTTTGACCAACCTTGACTTCAACTGCCATTGCCTGAAATCTCCTTGGCCAAGTCTTGAACCTTTAGCACGGTCCTCACCACGTTTTCATCAACTGGCTGGTTTGCAAACTCGGTCATAATTTCCAAAACTTTGTTTGAAGAGTTTAGCATATCTTTATCTTCCTTGATCTCGTTCTTCTCAAGGCCAATCTTAATAATTTCTTTTAATCTTCCGACTTCTTCGTTTAGATATGCCTTGAGTGCCAAGCCGTTGTCTGCAAAAGACAAGATAAAGTGATTTAGCAAAATTCTCTGCTCATCTAAAAGACCAGAATACTGTTCATTAAACTTTTGAACAAACGTCTTGTAAGTTAAGTCGTCAATAGGCTTTAATGTTTCGACGCTCTTAGTTTGTGCTCCGCATAGATACTCAACAACTTCGCCCTCCAGCAAAACCCGGCGCTTGATAGATGTGTCGTCATTTAAAATTTGAGAAATAGTTGCCAAGTTTTTATAATTTGGAACAAAATTGCCAAAAATATCTTTTGAAATATTCTTGTTCATAAAGCGAATAAGAGCGGATTGTTCTGTAAAGAGCTTCTCTTTATTAATTGTGCCATGGAGTCTTTTGGCCTCAGACAACAGTTTTTCTGCCACTGGTTTCTGTAAATTGTCACTTTCAAGCAAGGCGCGATAAACATTTAACTCTTTAGACAATTCAGTTCCTTTTTTGAAATGCTCTTTCAAGGCACTTGACACCGCCTTTTGACGATCTACCTGCTTTGTCAACATTGCCTTTGACAGTTCCCTGACAAGGGTCTCGTAAAGGAATGCTGTGTTTCTTTTCTTATTGTGCCTTGTTTTCTTCGACATTTGCTTTTAACTCCAGTTCTGTAATTAGATCTCTGATTTCTCTATTGGTCTCAAAAATCTTATTCTCTTCATCTAAATAATTAGGTTGCTTGTTTTCATAAGTCATGTTTGCGAGAGAACTTAATTCAGAAGTCCCTTTAAATATGTTCCTTGTGTTGTTTGTGGCCAGTTCTCGACTATACGCACCCTTAGTTGAACGATTCCTTGCCGAAGAGCCATAAGCAGGTGCAGCACGAGGAACGTATTCTTTGCCTTTTGAGCCGGGTGTCACATACCCCTTTGAACCCTTGGGCTTAAATGCTTTGCGTCCAGTGCGTGTCTGAACAATATCTCCTTGAACATCATCACGGCGCTTTGCTGGTTCTGCCAAAAGAGGACCAGCATCCTCACCACCGGGTTCGGCTCCTGTGTCTGGTGGCCCACCAGCGTCATCATCTCCGGGGGCACCTCCGGGGGTGTCGCCTCCGAGTCCAAGATCTGGGGCGTCATCTCCGCCAAGGCCAAGATCCCCGCCTTCATCGCCTCCAAGACCAAGATCGCCTCCACCGCCTTGAGCCGCGACAGCTTCTGCTTCAGCTTCAAGCTGAGCTTCAAATCTGCGGTCGAAAAACATCTCTCTTTGATTGCGGAGAAACTCTTCGTCGGTCATGCTGAAAAGCTTTTTGGCGATCCATCGCTTGCTAAAGAAGCCTTCTGTTGCGGAAGATGCTGCATCAAACTTTGTTTTCCAATGCTCAAGCTCTTGCATCTCTGCAATCTTGGATGGATTGTTGAGGGCGATTCTGAACGAAACCAGATCGTCTCCACGATATCCAAGAGTGTAAAGGTGAATAATTCCAATCTTTTCAAGTTCTGCGACGATAACTCTCTGAAGTCTTTGAATCGTTCTTGCGAAGCGAATGTCTTTCTGTGCGAGAGTTGTTTTGTCTTCGTTAGAATTTTCATCGCTTGAAAGATATGATTGCGGAATCTTAAGCGCGGAAAACAACTTGTCTCTTAAATACTTAACGTCATCGATGTCGCCCTGATATGTTCCTCCGGGGAGATTTTCAATCTTTGTTGATGTTCCGCCACGGACAGGAATAAAATAATCTTCCTCGACCGACATTGGGTTATATCGAAGGTCAACACGGCCAGTCGTGTCGTTCACAATCTGGTTGCGCTTCATGGAGGTCATGATCTTCTGCATATATTGCTCGACATCTTGTGGGGCAATATTTCCGGTGTCAACATAAAATACGCGGCGCTCAGGGGCACGAACAATTCGATATGCCATCATCGCATCTTCAAGAAGCGTAAGCTGACGCCAGATCCTGCGTGCAGGCTCTAAAACAGATGTGCCGTAAGGCGCAAACTTGTCATTGCCAAGAATCCTGAAGTGTGCAACTTGCCAGTTTTCTAAAGTTAGGCCGCCAGAGTTCCATTGATATTGCACATAATTTGGATTAGTTGGGTCTTGCCCTTCAATTCTTTCAACTTCTTGTGTCGGAAGACTGATTGCGGATCGAATTCCCATCTCATCATCAATATCCAAATACATAAAGAAGTCGCCATATTTGCAAGTTGTGCGACACCAGCCAAACAAGTTGTGCTCAAGATTAAGTGTTTGCATATAAAGCGTATTTAGCATTGCCTTAATCTCTTCATTTGGACAAGTGATGTTCAAAAGAGGCTTAAGGGTGCTTGAGGTTGTCATCTCGTCTGCGTAAATGTCCAATGTCGAAGCAATCTCGGGAGTGTATTCCATCTGATCGAAATCGACATATCT